AATCCTCCAGGGCCTATTCGTGCCAATCACTTGCGGCTTCGACGGCGAGGCGGAACCGCTTCCGGAGCCTCCCCAGGTCCGCCGCCGCATCCGGCATCATCCCCGCCAGCGTCTCCGGGTTCTCCGCGGAGAGTGTCGCCAACATCGAGTCCAGTGCTCCCGCCATCGCGTCCATGGTCCACCATCACCCCCAATATCTCTCCCTGCGCGATCCGCCGCCCTACAGGAGCGAAGGCCAGCACCTTCGGAATCGCGACTCCGGCACCGGACACCAGGTACGTGCCGGTCATCCGCGCCACGAACACCTCATGCCCTGAGTCGGAGCAGGCCCCGCCGCAGGGAACAACATCAACCGCCAACTCCACCCACTTTCCGGGCGGCAGGTACGATTCCCCCCACGCCCGGACCTCCGCCACAATCCGCATGCCCATCCTCCTTCGCGGGGAACTCCCCGCTCATCCGCCTCAGGTGAAGCAGAACCCGCACACCGGGCACTGCCTCTCATTCCTCGGGACCAACTCCCCGCAGCATGGACACTCCTTCAGATCCCCATCCACGAATCCCGCTTCCTCTCCTCAGCCCATGCATCCCGCGCCTTCCGCTCCTCCCGAACCGGCTTCCACGGCCGCGACATGCAGGCATATCGAAAATCGTCGTATGCGTGGTCCTCCGCCTCGGTGTCCACATCCTCCACCCGCTGCTCGTCATACGTGAGCGCGGGCAGCGTTCGGAGCAGATGCGTGCAGGTGGAAAAGATCCGCACGCCCGGAAGATCCTCACTCCAGCCCCGGAGCCGGTAGTGCACCTGTTGCTTGCCCTGAATCCGGTCGTTGTCGGCCGGATTCCAGTGCACGCCGGCGCGGGCAAACTCCTCCGCGATCGTCGGGCCGGTATGCCCGGTCCTCGCCCAGATGGACGGGTCTGCCACACCGAAGGCAATCCTTTCGCCCTCCTCCAGCGCCCGCACCCGTTTTGCCACAACGTCCGCAGTCTCCTGCGTCCCCACGTTCGGCTGCCCAGGCTTCATGCCGTACAGCTCCCGATACGTCCACATCACCCCGTCGAAATCCACCGCGTACCAGTGCACGGAATACGGCCGCGCAAAACCCCAGTCCATCGAGCGGAACCGAATCCACCCCTGGGGGATCTCGAAGGGCGCCACCTCGTGCCGCTCACGACGGAACTCCGTGAACACCTGGCCTGAAAATGCATCCCAATCGCCCTCGAGGAGGGCCCGCCGCTCGTCCTCCTGCAGGGACCGGAGCCGCACAAGATACTGCGGGTCCGCCTCCATGAGCTTCGGATTGTCGAAGAGCTTCGCCGGAATAAACACCCGGCTGAGCCCAGTCACCGGATCGCGGTACGTCACTCCAGGCGGTGCCACGTCCACGAACCGCCCCTTCACCCACGCATGCCCGAACCCTCCAGGGTTCGTCGTCGAGCGCACATAGCACCGGAGGAGCGGGTCGCTCGTGCGGCATCGTGAGAAAAGGTACAGATACTGTTTTTCATGGAAGTGCGTCAGTTCGTCGAATCCGATGAACTGATATTCATGCCCCTGATATTTCCGTTCATCCCCCAGGTGCTGCAGATAGCCGAACCGGATTCGTGCCCCGCTCGGGAAAATCCACGAGAAATCCCGGTCCCGCCATTTCGCTCCGGGAATGATCGCCGGATACAGCTGCGAGCTCCGGTCCATGAGCTGCTGCGCTTCCGGGTACGTCCGCCGGAAGAGGATCGCGCGATACCTCGGACGCGCCACCTGCCGGAGGGCCTCCACGAGGAGCGAGTCGCTTTTCCCCCCGCCCGCCGCGCCGCCATACAGGACCTCGAACTCCCGCCGGCGATGAAACGACGTCTGCGGACCTGGGTTCGGCTGCCAGATGACCTTCGGCCCCGCTTCCGAAGCCGGAGTCTGGACAGGCTCAGTCGTCGGCGCGTCTTTCCTCGGACGTCCAGGACCCGCCTTTGCCTTTTTCTCCGGAGCCTTCCCGCAGGCACTTTTCCGCCGCAGCTTTCGGAACACGGTCATTCCTCCCCCAGGTCCGCCGCCGGGAGCACAAGCACCCCCACGGAGACATTTCCGTCGATCTCAGCCTTCACGTCCGCCTTCACCCGGGATTCCACCGGAAACATCCCCAAGTGTTTCCCGAGGAGCTGAAGTGCTTCCAACTTCGAAGCGAGCTGCACCCGGAGGCTCCCGCCGTCCTTCGTCGTCGTCTCGGTCACCGACACGAGCGCCCGGCGCGCATCCTCTGACATTTCCTCCGTGTCCGCCACGACCACGCAGCCAGAACGAATTTGGAAGATTTCTGACGGGTCCACAAACGCAATCCGAGCTATTTCTCTCAGCACTGCATCCTGGGTGATCTCTGTTCTCCGCTCGCGCTCAGCCATCCTCTCGCTCAGCACCGCCTGAATGCGTGGATTCTGAAGGAGATCCGCCGCCATCCGATATGCGGAGCGCGAAGAATACCCCGCGCGAATCGCTGCAGCGGAAGCATTCAGGTCGATCATATATTCAGAAATAAATCTTTCCTGCCTAGCTGTTAGCTTTTTATTTATTAGGTTCTCCGAATTTTCCTTTTTTTTGTTACCTTGCATCGAAATCCCTCCAAAAACGCCCCAGTGATTGCAAGGGCTTTTTTGCCGAAGGTAACACAAGGGTTCTCGCAAACCCTTGTAACCACCGGGTTTTCTGTACCAAAGGTAACATATGTATCTTCTGTTACCTTGGTTTCGGTTTGCGGAAAAACCTGCGCCGACAGGGTTTCCGGCCCGTTTCTCATGCCCGAAAATCCGTCATTTAACCCAGCGGCACCCCAAAAATTAAACGGCTCCCCACGAAACGACGGAGAAAACAGCTCAATATCAGTGTTTCCAGTGCTCCGCACCGTGGCGTCAGATGTCGAGGCCCCGGCACAGCTCATCCATTTCATCCTGTGTTATTCCGCAGTAGGCAAGCGTCACTGCGGGAGAGCTGTGGTTCAACATCCGCTGCACTCGCTCCACCCCGACGCCGCTTTTCAGCATCCGGTAGGCGAATGTTTTCCGTAGCGTGTGCGTCCCGACGGGTTCAGTAATTCCAGCCGCTGCTGCGGCCTTTCGCAGAATGCGCCACGCCTGCACCCGCGAGATCGCCCGAGGCGACTTCCGCGTTCCGCGCAGCCCATCGCCGCTTCGCGAAAGGAAAAGCGGCTCGTCGAACGAAAACAGCCGCTCACGGAGATATGCCCGAAGAGCGGTCACCGCGCGGGAATGCAGAATCACGTCGCGACGTTTCCCTGTCTTCTGTTCCCGTACTCGCACGCGCTCCCCGACTTCCCACGTTTTCCCGGTCCGAACCGTCACATCCGCCACCCGGAGCGCGAGCAGATCCGAAACCCGCAGCCCCGTCGTAGTGCCAAGTTCGAAAAGAAGGAGATCCCGCGGCCCCCGGCGGCGCATCTCCTCACGGAACCGCGCAATATCCGCCATCCGCCGCAGCGGCTCCACGAACTCCATGCCACCACCCCCAGAACGCGCGCGGCCCCGGAGACGTTCCCCCGGAGCCGCATTTGTGCCCATGTTGACAGCATACCACTACCTATTGCGTTTCATCCGTAACAGGACACACCATAAAACCACCAATAGCTCCGCAATAGACGCACAAACAGATCCGCAATAGACGCACAAACAGATCCGCAATCTCTCCGCAAAAGATGAGCCAAAAGTCCTATTGCGCACGCGCAATATCCATGCTAGAATGAGGGCACATCAAAAAAGGGGGAGAGAAAGATGGAATGGGAAGACGAAATGGACCCGAAAAACATAGAGCCCCTCCATGGGGTCCGGGATAGGGACAAGTTCGAGGCTCTTGTCTCGTCCATGAACCAAAAAGGTTGGGTCGGGCGCCCATTAGTCGTTACCGCTGGGGCTGGAAGAATGTGGGCACAAACCGGTTCTCATCGCTTGGCAGCAGCGCGAGCGGTTGGATTAGAGACGGTCCCGGTGATAATCATAGATATCGATGGCGTAGATGGGGAGGTGGATGAGGTAGAGTACGACGAGTACGGACGTCTGGACCTTGGCAGAGATGATGAAGAAAGGGCGGAAACTCTTCGGCGTCTAGGGCTCGAGCTCAGCGCGAGAGCTATGGAAGCAGAGCTAAGGGAGGGATGGGGTTGTTAACAACAAATGAGGCATCCTCCCGCCTCGGCGTTTCAACCGCCCGAGTCCGGAGGATGCTGAAAGACGGCATCCTCGCCGGACGGAGGTTCGGCCGCGACTGGCA